TGACTGGGACCTGCGCATTTGTGATGAGAGCCAATACATCAAGAACCCCCAGGCACGCCGCACGAAGTCCACGCTGGCCATCCGCGCTGCCCGCAAGGCTGCGCTGACGGGAACGCCCATCGAGAACCGGCCCATCGAGTTGTGGCCCGTCCTGAACGACCTGGACCCCAGCGCGTGGACCAAGGGCGGGTTTTTCCAGTATGCTCGCCGCTATTGCGCCGCCAAGCAAAACGGTTTCGGCTGGGACTTTTCCGGCCACAGCAACGAGGCGGAGTTGCAGCATCGGCTGCGGTCGTCCATCATGATACGCCGCTTGAAAAAGGACGTGTTGAAGGAACTGCCTGCGAAGCAACGCCAAGTCATCGAGTTGGACACCGCCGGTTGCAAAGAGCTGCTCGAGCTGGAGGAGTCGATGGTGTCCGAACGCGAGGCCGCGCTTGTTGAGTTGCGCGCACGCGTCGAGCTGGCCCGCGCTGGTGAGTCGCGCGAAGACTACGCGGAGGCAGTCCACGCGCTGCGCAGCGGGCAAGGCGCCGCGTTTGAGGACATGGCTGAGTTGCGGCACAAGGTCGCCGAGGCCAAGCTTCCGCAATGCCTCGCGTTCATCGAGGACGCGATGGAATCCGGCAAGGTGATAGTGTTCGCGCATCACCTGGACATTGTCGCGGGCGTCGTCGCGAAGTTTCCCCAGGCGGCGGTCATCACGGGCAACACGCCCGCGCCGAAGCGCATGGAACAGGTTGACCGCTTCCAGAATGACCCCGAGTGCAACATTTTCGTGGGCAACCTTGCCGCGGCTGAAGGGCTGACCCTGACCGCCGGCTCGCACGTTATTTTCGTCGAGATGCAATGGGTGCCCGGCAAGCATGCGCAGATGGAAGACCGCGCGCACCGCATTGGGCAGAAGGACAGCGTGCTGTGCAGCTACCTCGTGCTCGAGGGCTCGCTTGACGCGCATATGTCGCGCACCATCGTGGAAAAGCTGAATGTCATTGACGCGTGCCTGGACAAAATCACGGACTGGACCGAAGCCGACGTGGAGGAAGTCGAGCCGGTGACCAAGGTCCGCCTGACCTTCGAGCGCGTCGCTGCCGAAGCGAAGCTGGTGTCTGACCGCTGCGTGGAGCTGGTCCACCTCGGGATGAAGATGCTTGCCGGCGGGTGCGACGGAGCGTGTAAGCTGGATGACGTGGGCTTTTCCGCGGTCGATGTTCAAATCGGGCATGCGCTTGCGCACCGTTCCACCATCACCCAAAAACAGGCCGCGCTGGGCTGGAGAATACTTTGTAAATACCATCGCCAGCTCGGTTCCGAATTCATCGCGGAGTTGAAGGCCGCGGCAGCAATCAAGCTATGAAAACAGAATTGGAAAAACAAATCGATGCCCGGTTTGCCGAAATGGGCTTTCCGGACCCGGACAACAAAGCCATCACGCCGGACTTGCGCGCGGAGATAGCACGGCAGCTCGGGCTGTTCTACAACGGGCACACGCTCGTGGTTGACCGCCGGCAGCCGGGGCACCTGAAAATCTATGCGGTCACCCTTCAAGCTGAATGAAAACACTATCCTACTTGCTATTTCTGGTTTGTTTTATGTGCCTGGGCATTTCCTTTTGGCCGGCGGTGGCGCTGGTCTGGTTCCTCCGGCTCGAGGCAAAAACAGGGGTTGACAATTTGCCAAAACGCCACACTGGGAATAGTGATGAATAACAACGTGATGGTTGGGCAGTTTTTGGTCGATGGTGCGCCGGTCACCGTCGAGGTTCCTTGCAACGGCGTAGGTGCCGAGGCGAAGGACGTATATAAGGCCCTGCTGGTTGAGGTGCGGAAGCTGTGCCCGGACGCGCAGACGGTCCGGCGCATCGGCAGCAAAATCGAGAAGCGCGACAAGGGCATTATCCGGTTGACCGAAGGCCAGACGGTGCGACAGCTTTTCCCGCAGAACGGCGACGAGAAATCGCTTTTCTTGAACGTGGGCCAAGTGTTTTTCCACGGGTCGGCTTGTGAAATTGTCCTGCGGTTCAGCCGCGGTCAGGACCGGGTTCACATCACGCTGCGTGACCGCCTGCGGGGCACGCCCGTGAACTTGACGGGTGGCTACATCCTGGGCGGCGCGCTCGCCGCCAACCTGGAACAGTCAATCACGAGCCTGCTGGGTTCCACGGCGCGGGACTTGAAGTTGCGCATCGAATGAAGTTTTGTTGCAACAAAATCTGTCGCTTTCACCTTGAATGCACAGATGACGCTAACCGATTACGGTATGTGGACGCTGTTCGTGAATTTGAGGGGATGGACGCTACAATTGAGGTTCGGCGTTTTAAGATTGTGGATAACAACGCGGGGCATTCGTATTGGTTTTGTGAAATCTGTGCGAATGCCGTTGCGATGGTAAACGAACCAAAACATGAGAACCGAAAAGAAGAAAAATCTAGTGGAGGTTGAACCCCTCGGAAAAGTCCAGGTGGAGACGGGCCGATGCACTATCGTAACGATGGAAGACGGGCACCTGTCCGGCTGCGGCCGTAGTTTTGAAGAGGCGGTTGCGGCTCTGCGCCGCAACGTTGCCGTGGGCGCAGTAAACGCCCAGCGCGGCGCGAAGGGAGCGCAACCCAAGTGAACACCGCCCACAACGACGAGCGCGCCCTGTCGCGCGTGCTGCACTTGACGCGTCAACAGCGCCGCGCGCTCGAGCGCAAGTCTGCCAAGCGCACGCCGTCCAAAATTTTTCCGACGCACTTTTCGGAGTCGTCATTTTTTGCGCGTCTCGAGAAACGCAGCATTGCGTATCTTGGTCGGCAACAATTGCGCCTCAAGCGGCTCTTGGCAAACTGTGACCGTCTCGTTTCTGAACACGGCGGACCGGATAGCGTGGTTGCCCGGCTGGTCATCCAGGACCGCGCCGTCTGGGAGCGGCAACTCACTCTGGTTCATGGGGTTATAGTGAAACGCACCAAAATGCCCGCGAGACGAGATGCCCGGCCGTTGAAGGTCCAACGGCAAAAAGTCAAAGCGGAAATGGAAAAAAAGTGGAGCTGAAAAATCAGTCTATGAACCCAGTTTTCTACCGAGAGTTGCGAGAAATTATTTTGTCGGCGAGACGCCGCGAGCAGACCTTGGAAGTCGCCCGCCGCTTTCTCGGGACTGGTCGGCCCGTGCTGACGACCAGTGACGACCGCCCCCGTATACCCCAACCAAATTCCGATAATGAAATCGTCGGACCAACCTGTTAATGACCATGCCCAATCATCAAGACACCAAGAGAACGCTCAACCAGACAGCGAGGGAATTCCTTGCGACCCTTCCGGAATTCCAATCGGTCCCACCGGCGTTTGGCGCCGCGCTGCCTGGGCACCCTGGCAAGACTCAGAGTGGTTCGCCGAGTGGAAGCGGCTCGCTGGAATTACCAGCGCAAGTGAGCCCCTCTCGTATCTACATCCTCGGCCCGATGCGGGGACATGACCAATACAATTTTCCCGCTTTTTACGCGATGGCGGTAAAGCTTTTGGCTGCGGGCTATGACCCGGTGAACCCGGCGGACCTGGACCGCCAGGACGGTTTCAGAATTGAAACGCTCGCAAAGGACCACGACTTTACGACGTATCCTGCGGGCATGGACGCGGAGCAAGTGGTGCGGCGTGACCTGACGGCCATCATGGGCTGTGCTGGCTACGTTGCGCTCCCCGGCTACGAGAAGTCCAAAGGTGCGACCGCCGAGAAGTCGGTATTTGACTGGCGCTGTGCTCAGCGGCTCGAGCTGGCCGGAGATGGAAAATCGTTTTTCTCCGTTCGCAACGACCTGCCGCCCCAGGGGCTTACCAACCCCAAGGACATCGCCGGCTCCAAGAAACCCCCGCTGCGTTTGCTGCCCACGGTCGCGCTTCTGTATCTCTCGCGCGTGATGGCCTTAGGCGCCAAGAAGTATGGCGAGTGGAACTGGCGCGCTTCGAAGGTCCGCGCCACCATCTACGACGAGGCCGCGTTGCGTCACATCTTCGCGCTACTCGACGGGCAGGACACGGACGAAGAGTCCGGGCTGCCGCACGAGGCGCACATTATGGCGTGCATGGCCATCAAGCTGGACGCGCAAGCGTGTGGCCAGCTTATCGACGACCGCAACAAGAGCGGCAACGTTCCCAATCTCATCAAACAACTCACCGAAAAATCGTAATGAACAAGCTGGAAACCTCCCCAATCAATCACATCGCATTCGTTCTCGACGAGAGCGGGTCGATGGAAGACTTAGCCGACACTGTTGTGCGCGTGTTCGACGACCAAATCAAAACGCTGGCCAAGCGGTCCGTCGAACTGAACCAAGAGACACGCGTCTCGCTCTACACTTTCTCTGGCAGTGAAGTCCGGTGCGTGGTGTATGACAAGGACGTGCTGCGCTTGCCTTCACTTAAGGGCCATTATAGGCCCGGACACAACACACCGCTCATCACGGCGACCGTCAAAGCGCTGGAAGACCTGTTGCTTCAGCCGGAACTTTACGCGGACCATGCGTTCCTCGTTTACGTCATCACGGACGGCATCGAAAACGCGTCGGACGTTCCATCATTCGGCAAGCTGCCTTTGCTTTTTAATCGCACCAGGGCGAAGAAAAACTGGACGGTAGGCGCGTTGGTTCCCGACCGGCATGGCTTGCAGCGCTGTGTTGGCTTTGGTTTCGACCACGGCAATGTCATGGTGTGGGATGCCACGACCCGCAAGGGCTTGGAGGATGTCGGCGTGGCGATGACCGCCGCGACGGAAAGTTACATGACACTGCGCTCGCAGGGCGTGCGTTCGACTACGTCGCTGTTCACCGCCCAGGTGACCGCGAAGCGGCAGGACGTGACCAAGGTTCTGAAGCCGGTCACCAACCCGTATACGGTCTACACGCTGCCGACCACGGCGACGCGCGAGGCCATCAAGGACTTCGTCGAACGCCGCTCGCGCAAGGACTACGTGGTGGGCTCCGCTTTTTACCAACTGGTGAAAACGGAAACCATCCAGGCGAACAAGCGCATCTGTCTGCGCACGGTGCCCGACGGTCGTCTTTTCTCGGGCAACCTGGACGAAGTGCGCGGCGTGCTCGGCCTGCCGGCCGGCGGGGACATCAAAGTCGCGCCCGGTGAAATCAAGGACTTCGTGGTTTTCATCGAGTCCACGTCCGTCAACCGCAACATTATCCCTGGCCAGGAAGTTCTGGTCATGAAACTGTAATGCCCTACATCCCGCAAGACAATCGGACCGTTTACGACCTGGACATCGAGCGGCTGCTGGACACCATTGCCCAGCAGACCTCGGTGTCACCGGGCGAGCTGAACTACATCATCAGTCGCCTCGTTTGGTCGCGCTTTAATGAGCGACCCAGCTACACCCGCGCCAACGAATTGGTTGGCGTGTTGGAGTGCGTGAAGGCCGAATTTATTCGGCGCAAGCTGAATGGATACGAAGACGGAAAAATTGCCGAGAACGGGGACTTGAAGGAAGTTTTATGACCTATGTTTAAGCGAATCAAAAGCTGGCTCCGCAACAAGTTCAAGTCCCGTGCGCAGCGTGACCGTGAGAGCGGGTATTATGACCGCCTGCCTTCGGTAAACGGGCTGGACCTGGACGAAATCAACGCGCGGATGGCCGGCCACAAGGCGTTTAAGGTCGTCAGCACAGGGCGACCCATGTCCGTCTGTGAGCGCTTCAGAACGTTTCGCCGGCGCTATGGCAAGTGGCCGAACCCGAAGCAACTGCTCGCGGTTTTGTTTCCGTCGGAGTGGCTCGCGGAAAAGCTGTGGCCCAAGTGGGACCCTACCATGCCCAACGCGCTGGTGGCGCCCCGGGCCGGCTACTACGACTGCGACACGGGACGCGTTTACGACTGCAACCACAAGCTTATTCGCACCCGGCATCCCGGTGTTTAACCCCCATCGCAACGACCGTGAGCTGTGGTCATACCTCGTGGCCACCGCTTTTCACGTTCCGCCCTCGCCCCATCGCAATATCATTTTGACGGACCTGAGGGTGCTTCCGAAGACGGCCGCGCACTTTGGCGACTGTAGCGAGAACGGCCTAATCCGGCTCCGGTTGCGTCGGGCCAGCGGCCGGCGGCTCGAGCCATACAACATCCTAGACACGCTGGCACATGAGCTGGCGCACCTGTCCTTCTGGGAACACACCGACCACTGGTTCCGGGAGCACCTGCGCATCCAAAGCCACTTTTTGAACCGGGGCATTTACTCGGACGTGTGTGGTTTGTGCCGTTGACAATTCGAACTTTGCCACCACTTCTTATGCAAGAACGTGAAAACAATTCTAGCCCTCCTTCTGGCGGCAACGACCCTGTTTGCCGACGACCCGACATCAATTCCGCTCCCGCCCCCGCCGGCCCAGATAGTGCTGAGCTGGGACGAGGCCCTGGAGGCGATAAGCCGCCGGCTTCACTACTGCCCGCCGGACCAGTTATTACTCGGCCCGGAGGACGGTTACTACACGTCGCCGTCGCAGGAGCAAATCAACGACCTGATGGTCTTCTTCAAGGCGCGCCGGGAGATGGTGCCGTGGCTGGAGGAAGTTTTCGACTGCGACGACAAGGCCACCGAATTCAAATACCTCGCGACGCTCTGGTCCGTGCGACAGTGGCGTGGAAACTATCCCGGAGTGTTGGTCGGCAAAGCTTACGTGCGACTCAACGGCGACTATTCCGAGCTGATGCCAGGGAGCAAGGGCGAGTGGGTGACCGGTCTGCACGTCCTAAATTTTGTTGTTCGAAACGACGGGGAGATATTTTTCATAGAGCCGCAGACGGGCTGTATTTCCGAGGTGTCCTCCTTTATTTATGAGGGCTCGATAGAGATATTGAAGCTGGAGTATTGATGCCTTACAAGGACAAAGAAAAGAAGCGCCAGAATATGGCGAAGTGGAGGAAGGCGCACCCGGACCGCGTTCGGGATATGCACGTAAAGCAAAAATACGGCATCACTTTCGAGGAAGTAGAAATTTTGCGGGGGCAGCAGGGTAACTGTTGTGCGCTATGTGATAAAAAGTTTTTGTCCACTCCCTGCGTGGACCACTGCCACAAGACAGGAAAGGTTCGAGGGCTTCTGTGTGTTCGGTGCAACTCTGCATTGGGGGATTTGGAACGTCCGGGCTGGTTACCCAGGGCGGTTAAGTATCTTGGCGACAAATCCTCAAACTCGAATACTGAGGACTGATGTGGCCCTGCATGGCATACCGCGCGAACGCGCGACTGAATCCTGCGTGGGTGCTGCTCGGGCAGCGCGGTGACTATTGGGAATTTTCGCCAAGACTCGGGGCGTGGTTTTATATTCCTCCCTCTTGACATTTTCGGAAAAAGTCACACTGAGAAGAGTGGACATGAGCGAAGCCGCAACACGAGTTCACCATCCTTACAGCCCCTCGACGCTACAGCCGCGAGAGGCGTGCCCCTGCTGGACTCCCTCGGGTGGAACCACGGAGGCCGCGGAAGCGGGCACGATGCAGCATGATGCCGCGGAAGTCGGTCTGGACGACCCCCGGCTTACTGATGCCCAGGCAGCCGCCGTCGCCCAATGCCGCGCGTTCTGTGACGACCTTGCAAGCAAGTTTCCGGGTGCGCTGGTATTGAGCGAACAATACCTGCCGGTGGACGACGAGAAGGTGACCGCGCCAGACGGCGCGTTGTTTCTCGGAACGACCGCCGGCTATATGGACTGGGGACTGGTTACGGCAGACCGGTTGCATGGTGAACTGGTTGACTTCAAGTTCGGCGCGCACGCGGTGGAGGACGCGCTTCACAACACCCAGGGCATCGCCTACGCGCTCGGGCTGTTGAAGAAGTTTCCCACGCTGCGGGATATCACCGTTACTTTTTTGCTTCCGCACCGCGACGAAGTGGACCAGCACACATTCGATATGACTGACGCGGGTGCGCTGTTACTGCGCATCAAGGCGATAGTTCATCGCGCCCTTGAGGCGAATCGGGCGGGGGACTTTCGGACGGCACGCCCGAGCGTTTCCGCATGCAGTTTTTGCGGGCGCTTGGGCACCTGTCCGAAGGTTGCGGAGCTGGCCCTGAAGGTCGGTCGCAAGTATCGGCCTATCGACATCCCGGAAAGCCTGACGCCTTCGCTCATGCTGGACCCGGCCCAGGTCGGGCTCGGGTTGCAGGTGGCCCAGGTGCTCAAAGCGTGGGCTGAGGCATACCGCGCGCAGGCCACGCAGAAAACCATTCTGTCGGACGAATTCGTGCCCGAGGGCTACAAGCTGGTGTCGTCTACCAAACGCAGCGTGCGCAAGGCGATGGGGCTCGTCGAAATCGCCAGAGAGTTTTTGCCCGAAGCGCAGTGGCCGCTGCTAGTCGAACTTTTTGATGTGCCGCTCGGCCCAGTGGAAAAACTAATTTCAGCCGCCGCCCCGCGCGGCAGCAAGGAAGATACAGTCGAGGAATTCGGGAAGCGTATTCTCGAGGCCGAGGTTGTTGAAGAGGGGGAGCCCTACGCTTACCTCCGTATGGACACGACCGGAAAACCAAAAACTAAGGAGAGGAAATGAAAGCCCGAGTTTTTTCTCCCTCAGAATTGAAAGTTAAACGCCGACTATATGCAAAGCGGTGGCGGGACAAGAATCCTGTGGCCAGTCGCGCGTCTTCCCTTGCTTGGGCAAAACGTAACCCGGACAGGGTTCGAGCTGCGCATATCCGCCGGACTTACGGACTGACCGATGGCCAGTTTAACGCCCTTTTGACGGGTCAAGGGAGCGGATGTGCTATTTGTGCGGTGCCGTTTTCCTGGCATTCTCGGAACACGGTGCCTTGCGTGGACCACAATCACGTTACTGGCAAAGTGCGTGGTTTGCTATGCGTTCGGTGCAACGTTATGCTCGGGAATTCACAAGAGAACCCAACAATTTTGTTGAGCGCGATACGGTATATCACTCAACAAACTAAAAACTAAAAACCAAAACCAAAATCATTACTATGTCTGAAATGAGCTTCGTGAGAGACGGTGTTGAAGACACCACAGAGCCGGCTGGAAGCCCGGCACCCGAGACGGGGGCGCCGTCCGAAACCGCTCTGGCCACGCGCGACGCGCAGCCCGGCTTTTTCGACGAGGACAACATTCGCTATGAAGACATCGTCTTCCCGCGAATCAACATCGTCCAGTATGTCGGCAAGCTGTCGCAGGAAGCTGGCTTTGACCCTGGCACCATTGTCCTGGGGAGTGCGAATGTTATTCACACGCCCGAGAGCAAGGACGAGAAGGGGGATGCCCCTCTCAGCTTGACCGTCATCGGTTTTCGTCCGCTCCAATATGCGGAAAAGTTGCCCGGCGGAAAGCAAGGCCGGCTCGCGAACAACGAGCATGAAGTCGTCCGCATGGGCGGCACGTTGAACTGGAAAGAGTGGGACTTCTCGAAGGCCAGCGGCAAGCAGCTTGCGTATTTTCAGACGCTCGCGACCGCGCTGGTGCTTTTGGAAAAGCCCGAGCACTACGGTGACCCGGACCAGAACGACTTCCCCTACGCGTATCAGCCCGACGGGCAGCCTGCTCGTTACTTCACGCTCGCCTTGTGGGGCATGAAGGGTTCATCCTACACGAAGGGCGCCAAGCCCATTCGGACCCAGCGGAAAATCGGTTCGTTGCGCAAGACGTATCTCGCGCACTCCTGGACCTTGACCACGTTCAAGGACTCCAAGGACGACAACTACTACTTTGTTCCCAAGCTTCGGCCGGCGACAAAGAACAGCGAGTTGTTCCAGGACTTCGTCAAGTCCATTGTTGGCGCGCAGTAAGCGCGCCCTGCCACGGGCGGGCCAGGGGTTTTTCGTTCTTCCCTCTGGCCCGCTTTTGAATTATGTTCTCTGGGCCGGGGTTGAATGCCCGGTGCAGCCGAGACGTGCCTTGGGGGTGATATCGCGCTCAAGGAGCGAAAGGTAAAGACAGCTCGGAAGTGCAGCCGTTCGAATCGGCGGGGGAACTCCAAAATTTGACAATCGCGGTGACCGATGCGACATTGCCGGGTGAAACCAAAAGCGAAACCGCTCAAGATTCGCCGGACCTGGGGTGACCTGAGGCCCGTTACTAAAGTAAAACAGTCAGCGAAAATCTATTCGCGAAAGAACGATGAACAAAAACACCAAACGGAAAGTTGAAGCTGCGCGCGACGCCTACGGTCGCGTCAAAATTGCCGCCGCGCGGAAGGGGTTTGCCCCGGCGCCGGCGGACATCGAACTGGCGGGGAAAATCGGCCACAAGCCCCGTCGTTACCGTCACCCCAAGGTCGGGGCGTCGGCCGCGCTCATTGTCCGGCGTCTCGGACATCACCTCAACTCAACACACCAAGGACCCCGATGAACACTCTTAATCGCCTCTTCAACAAGCCAGCCTACCGCGTGACTCGGTATGGCACTGGTTTCGACCTCCACCGCCGGTTCCTCCGGTTTTTTTATCGTCCAGTCTCGTTTTTCTTGACCCTGGATGACGTGTATCAATATATTCATCGCACGACCGGGAGCGATAGCATCTGCGTCGAGCTGTATCCTCCGGGAGACTTTTCCACGCCCCTCAGCCGCGACTTTTTTCAAAACGATGTTCGCAGCGTGATGTCTTCCGGGTGTTCCACCGGCCCGCGACACGTTGCCTCGGCGGCGACCGGTCCTCGGCATGTGTGCGGTCCCACGGGTGCGATGGCACCGGCGACCCATGATAACAGTTTGCTGTTGCTCACGGCCGCGGTCCTGCTGAGCAGCGACAACAATGCCAAGTCGGAGCAGCCGGCACCGAGCACTGACGTGCCGCTCGAGGCGCCCGCGCCTGAGCCGAGCTGCCCCTGCGACTCCAGCCCGTCCTACGACTCCAGCCCGTCCTACGACTCCAGCCCGTCTTGCGACAGCGGCTCGTCATCTTGCGACTCCGGAGGTGGATACTAATGCAAACGTGGCTTGGTTCGTTCTACCGGATATCGGTCGGCGTGCTTGTTGGCCTGGGGCTGTTAATCGCGGTCGTCACCCAGGATGTTTTTGGGGCGGCGCTGCTTGTGGCCGCGGGCTTCTGCATGCTGTGGGGAGGGCGCCCATGAGCGACTTCATCGTCGAGAGCCACTGTCGGGAATACCTTTTGCTGTGTTCCAAGGCGAATCGCGCTGGCAAGTTTACTCGCGTCTCGAAGGAGACACTCGAAGAGGTAAACGCGCTGGTGGACTCGGTCGTTCGACAAATGGAGAGCCGGCTTCCCATGCCATTGCATGCGTTGCCGGATGCCCCTGAAGCATTGCGTTGCATCACTGGCTACGCATTGGAAAAGTGCCGCGACCGACTTGAGAAAGCGGTGCGGATAATCATGGCCAACAAAGTTCAACACACGCCCTCCGTGGGCTGCACATTATGACTGACCTGGAACAACAAGTAAGCAACTGCATCACCGAAGGGCTGGCCGCAGCCGTTCAAGCACGACTCCAACACGGCTACGGGGACAACCCGCTGACCAAACTAATCGACTCTGTTGTCGTGTCCCGAACCGACGAGATGCGGAAAATCCTGGAGAGCAGCATTGACGGCACGCTGAAAGGCGACTTCAAGAAACAGTTGCAGACCGCCGTGCAGCACAAGCTTGCGCGTATTCTGGTATCGAAAATGGAGGGCGAAGTGGAGCGGCGTGTGGGCGAGTTGCGCTCAAACCCGGAGTTTCGGGCGAAGGTAACCCTGGCAGTTACCCAGCTTGTGGAAGAGATGGTCCGAGAGCAGCGTGCCAAGGGTTGACATTTCGGGAAAACGTCCCACTGGGATAGTTGTAATGATAACGCACCTCGGCTTCGACTACGAAACTTTCTATGCGACCAAACTCGGATACGGCATCAAGGAACTAGGGGCCGAGCGGTATTGTCGGGATGACCGGTTCGACCCGTATCTGCTCTCGGTGAGCGACGGGTCGAATTCCTGGGCGGGTCCGCCGCGCAACTTCAACTGGGACACGCTCGACGACTCGAAGGTGTGGGGCGAAAACGAGCCCACGCTCGTGGCCCATAACGCGCTGTTTGACAAAACGGTTTACCTTGAGATGGTGCGCCGCGGCTGGGCACCGCTCAAAAAAGTTGCGTGGCACTGCACGGCGAACATGAGCAGTTACCTTTGCAACCGTCGTGCGCTGGATGACGCGTGTTCGTTTTTGCTGAACATCATTTTGGACAAGTCAACCCGTAATGAGGCAAACGGCAAAACGTCCGACGAGCTGAAGGCCGACAAAGCTGGATGGGAGCGCATGTTGCAATACGGACGAGGCGACGCGTTCCACTGCTGGATGCTGTGGGAGAAGTATAGTCCGCAGTGGCCTGAGCATGAGCGCGAGTTGTCGCGCATCACCATCGAGCAGGGCATGCGTGGCGTGCAAATCAATGTCGAGCTGCTGAACGAATACCTCCGGGTAACCGAGACGGCGCTGCTCGTCGCGCAGTTTGGCCTGCCCTGGGTGGCGTCGGGCAAGTCGCCCACATCACCCAAGGCGATGGCTGAGGAATGCCGCCGCGCGGGAATACCCTGCCCGCCGGTCAAATCACGCGAGGGCGTGGATGCGTTCGACTCCTGGGAAGCGCAATACATCGAGCGCTACCCGTGGATAAAGGGCGTGTCCGACTGGCGACAGGTCAATAAGTTTTTGGCCACGCTCAAGACCATCAAAATCCGTCTTCGAGAAGACGGCACGTTGCCTTTTGGCCTGAAGTATTTTGGCGCGCACACGGGCCGCTGGTCCGGCGACGCGGGGCTCAATTTCCAGAATTTTCGAAAGGTTCCGCTCTACACGAACGACGCGTGCGCGCTCATTGACAACAAAAAAGAGGCCGTTCACACGCTCGACGTGCGCCGGCTCATTATTCCAAGACCGGAGGCCGCATGAAAATGATAGTCAGTGACCTTTCGCAAATCGAGCCGCGCGTGCTGGCGTGGCTTACGAAAGACAAGGTGGCCCTCGCTTCGATGGCAGCCGGCGACTCGCCCTACGTGGCGCACGCCAAGTCCACGATGGACTGGAATCCGGCTAACCCGCTCTGGAGAGACGGTAGCCTTAAGGCCGAAGACCCGCCGCGGTATGCGCTGGCCAAGGTGCGCGTGCTCGGGCTCGGCTACGGCGCCGGCCCGGTGAAGTTCATCACGATGGCGAAGTCGATGGCGGGGCTCGACATCACCAAGGACGACCCGGAATTCGAACAGAAGCTAGACCGCGAGGGCAACCCCTGCTATAACGAGGACGGCACGCCGAAGATGATATCCGGCTACGGGCAAAACTCGCGCCGCATCGTCAAGGAATTCCGTGACAGCAACCCTGGCATCGTCGGCCTGTGGCGCACGTTGGACGAGGCTTTTAAAAACGCGTGCGGCAGTGACTTCAATCTGAAGCTGCCCTCGGGTCGGACGATGACCTACCGGGGCGTTGAATCCGAATGGAAGCTCGTCCCGAACCTGGACGACCCGAAGGGCGGGATGAAGCGCAAGCTGTGCTACACCGCCGACGTGGGCGGGCACCGTTCCATTTTCTACGGCGGGCTGCTATGCGAAAATCTCGTCCAGGCGACCGCCCGCGACGTATTTGGCTTTCATGTGTTACTTCTCAATTCCACTCCTGGCATTCAGGTTTTGTTCACGGTTCACGATGAGGCTGTATGTGAATGTGCGAATCACATCACCGCTAAGCAGGTCCAGGATATCATGTCAGTTACGCCTCCTTGGCTCAAGGGCTGCCCGGTAACCGCCGAGGCGCACGAGGTTCCCTGCTACACCAAATGAACTTCTTTGCCCTTCGCAATCTTTCGTCGTCCGAGGTTACGCCTTGCACGCCGTGGGAATTTCCCGCGGAAAATCTGGCCAAGGTCCCGCCCGACTGCTTTGCGGATAAAAAGGCCCGCGACAAGTGGGCCACGACCCCGACGACGGAACACCAGATGTATAGTTGCATCCAGGGGGTCAATCCGAACCTGCGCGTCAACTCGAAAGAGAACCCGCCCTTCAGCATGGCATCATTCGCGCCGGACGTGGACTGCAAGCTGTCGCGCGCGGAGCTGGACGGCGCTCTAGCCCGCATGGGTGACCGAAAACCAAACTTCCTCGAGACGACGTTGTCTGGAAACTACCGGCTGGTCTATGTCTTCGAGGTGCCGATAAATTTTCTGAGCGACCCGGACTACGCGACATTTCTCCTGGAGAACATCCATGAGCTAATCCCGTATCGCCAATGCCCGGGCGTGGACGAGGGCGCCGTTACCGCCGCGTCGCGGTATTACACCAACGGCTGTCGCTGGGAGAAAATCCACGACAAGCCTTTTCCCGCGGACCTGCTCATCGGCTGGGAGATGACCATCTCCAAGAAATACAACTGGGGAGGCGTGAAGGACGCCGTGCGGATGCCGCTGGAGGTAGTCGGCCCGCTGCTCAAGGAAAAATATCCGAGGTTCGCCGCGGAGTGGACTGACGACTTCAAAGAAGACTCGATGGGTCCGACGTTCTGGGAGTCAGAGTCGCTGAGCCCGAAGTCCGCCATCGTTCGGGCCACGGGCATCCATTCATTCGCTAAGCACGCGGAGCATCACAAGTTCATGTCCTGGGCCGACTTTTTCGGCGCCCAGTTCGTGGCTGAGTTTCAGCTCAAGCAGATGGGCAAGGCCGTCGAGGGCGTCTATTACGACGGCAAGCAATTCATTCGCAAGCAAGCCGCCGGGCAGTGGATATTCGGCGGCTCGGACGACCTATCGCGCCACCTGCGCGTGGAGCGCGGCCTGTCTGACCGACGCCCCAAGGGCAAGTCCGCTTCGCAGGTGGACGAGGCAATCACCTACATCCAAAACAAAGCGCTAATCGAGTCCGCCGGCAGCTTTTCGTTTTACTCCAAAGGCATCATGGACTACAATGGGAAAACATTCTTGAACATTCACAATCGAGACGTTCTTGCGCCGGCGCCCGGACCCCAGAAGTGGGGCGACAAGTTTCCGTTCATCGCGAAGTTTTACGACGGCTGGCTCACGTCCGGCGAGGCGCTCGAGTCGTATGTGTCCCATCTGGCCTATGCGTATCGGGGAGCGTTTGACCGGTGCCCGCAGCCGGGGCAGGTCACTTTTTTCGTGGGTCCCCCTGGATGCGGGAAGACGCTGAACACGCGACAAATTGTCGGCAAGCTGTTCAACGGGTTTGCTGAATGCCAGGACTGGATAATGGGCCGGGACCAGTTTAACAGCGAACTGTTTGAGGTTTACATCTGGGCCATCGACGACAACATGATGGGGCTGGACCCGAAGTCGCACCGCATCTTCACGGAGATGTTGAAGCGCGCGTGCGCGAACCAATCGTTCCGCTCCAACGAGAAGTTCCGCAAGGCCGGGCTCATCGACTGGGCCGGGCGCATCTATGGTTCGTGCAACGACGACGCCGAGAGCCTACGCGGCATCCCGGAAATCGGCATGTCGAACCTGGACAAGCTGAACCTGTATCGGTGTCAGTCGGTCCGCAATGACGGGTTCGCTTTCCCGGAGCGCGCGGAGCTGACGCGGGTCCTGACGAGGGAGCTGCCCTATTTCGGACGGTTTCTCCTGGAGTATGAAATCCCCGCGCGCCGCCTGGGCGCCGACAAGCGCTACGGCCCGGTCCATTATCATGACCCGTCCATCGTGACCGAGGCCAATCAGTCGTCCCAGGCCGCGGGCATCGGGGAGCAGGTGGACGAGTGGATGCGGCAGTATTTCGTCGAGAAGCACCCGGACAAAGACTGCTGGTCTGGCACCGCGTATCAGCTTTACAAGTCGATGGCCATTGACTGCCACAT